GCACCTACTTTTGAATTATTTGATTCACAATTAGGTAATTATCAATTTGAAGTTTTCAGTTATAACGCTTTATTTGAGCCAAGTATTGAACCATCAAGAACATCTTTTGACGCTGTTGGTAAAACTGCTTTACCAAATGATGTAAAAAAAGTACAAGCAGAACCTCTTTCAAATGAATTTGTAAGATTACGTTTTCAAAAATCGACTGATGTTGACGTTATTCATGGTGGTAACGTGGTAATTCGCAGCTCTAATGTAATAGCAGGTGCAACTTTTACAAATGCAGTTGATATTGTTCCTGAACTTAGTGGAAATGTCACAGAGGCTATTGTTCCGAATATTGTTAATGGCACATATCACTTAAAATTCAAAGACGATGGGGGCCGCTTAAGTAGTGGCACAGCTCAAATAACTATAAGAGATACAATACCAAAAGTACTACCTAGAGTCCTTATATTAACTGACAGGGAAGATTTAGACAGTCCACCATTTCAAGGAACAAAAGTTGATTGTTTTTTCAGTGATGAAGTGACAGGACTTGTTCTTGGATCTCTAGATTTATTAGATGGAGAAAGTGATTTTGATGCTATTACTAACTTTGATTTTCTTGGGGCTGTTGATATTACAGGAGGATCATATAGTTTTGCAAATACTTTAGATTTAGGTAGCAAACAACCTCTAATTCTTAGGAGGCATTTTGTAACACAGGGATTTTTACCAAATAATTTAATTGATACAAGATCAGGTAATATTGACACTTGGACTGATTTTGATGGAACTACTGCGGTTGATGTGAATGCCGAACTTTTAGTTGCAACTACAGATTCTGACCCTGATACTTCCACTGCTGGTACTTATGCAATATCAGGAACAACAATTACAATCACAAAGTCATCTCATGGTTATTCTGCTGGTAGTTTTGTAACAGTTGATTTTACATCTGGCACTGGTGTTGATGGTGATTATGAAATAAAAACTGTTCCTGATGCAAATACTTTCACTCTTACCTCTGCAACATCATTAACTACAAGTGGTAATTGTACATTTTCAGCAGAATTTTCTCAATTTAATCCATTTGTAAATGGTGTGTTTGTAGCAAGAGGATTTAAATTTAGATGTGATATGTCATCCAGTGATCCAGCACAGTCAATAGAAATAGATCAACTTGGATATACAGCAGAGATAGAAAGCAGAACAGAAACAAGTTTAGGTAATGCAGGAGCTACAAATGGTGTGTTTGCATCTGGCGAGACAACAAAATCTGTTACTTTTACAGATAGTTTTTTTACAGGTCAGTCAGGAACAAGTGTTGCAGCTAATTCTGTTTTACCATCAATCGGTATAACAATAGAAAATCAATCATCTGGTGATTTCTTTATATTGTCAAATATAAGTGCTACAGGCTTTGACATTGATATAAGAAATGGATTCCAAAATGTGAATAGAAATTTTAGATATACTGCAACAGGATTTGGGCGTGGTAGTTAATTTTAGAGTAGGATATACTTAAGAAAAATGTATTAGACAATGGCTCAACACGATTACGTAATAGATAACTCTACAGGGGCTAATGTTCGAGCTGATATAAACAATGCTTTGTTAGCAATATCTTCAAATAACTCTGGATCGTCTGCACCTTCAACAAACTACGCAAGTCAATTTTTTGCTAATACTTCAACAAGTATTATGCAGCTTAGAAATACTGCTAACAATGCACATGTAAATGTATTTACTCTTGCTGGTGGCCCAGCTTTTGCAGTTGATGGAACTATAAATGGCGTAAATATTGGTAAAGGTGCAAATTCAGTTGCATCAAACACATGTTTTGGTTTAAATGCTTTAGATGCTGCTGTTACAGGCGGAGAAAATACTGCGATTGGAAAGGGTGCACTTGGGGCGAATACTTCAGGCTTACAAAATACCGCAGTGGGATCTGAAGCCCTAGATAGTAACACGACATCAAGTTTTTGTACTGCTGTGGGTTATTTTGCTCTAAGTGCAGTTAGTGGAAATTCAAATACAGCAGTTGGTAGGGCTGCTGCGTCACAAACGACTGGAACTAATAATACGGCTGTAGGTACTGCCTGTTTTGAGGTCAACACAAGTGGATCAGGGAATAGCGCACTAGGAACCCATGCTCTTGATGCAAACACATCGGGTGATAATAATACCGCAATGGGACTTCATGCACTTGGGGCAAACACAACATCTTCAAATAATTCAGCCTTTGGACATGTTGCACTTACTCTTAACACTACGGGTATTCAATTAGTCGCTGTTGGTGCATTTGCGTTGGATGCAAACACGACTGGAAATGACAATACTGCCTGTGGTTACAATAGTTTGAGTGCAAATAGTACTGGATCAAACAACACTGGGGTGGGTTCTTTTGCTGCTGATGCAATAACGACTGCATCAAACAATACAGCAGTGGGTAAGGCTGCATTAACGGCAGCAACAACGGCTGGTGACAATACGGCTGTGGGAACTGATTGTCTTTTGTCATTAGTTGATCAGCCAAACAATACAGGAGTGGGTGTAAGTTGTTTAAGAAATTGTACAGGGGCTAATAATTCGGCACTTGGACACCAAGCCTTAAATAATTTACAGGGAGGAGGAACGAATACAGCTATTGGTGTTA